CAACTGTGCTTTGATATGGTACAGAATGGAATGAGTATTCAGATTTCACAAGATTACTCATCGATGGTTAACTTTGCACGTTGTAAGTGTCTAGGTGCAAATGTACTTCGTGGTCCTAAGCAAATTCCTTGGGATGGTAAATTGGAGTATGATTATCAACTTTGGATTGACTCGGATATCGTCTTTGATACAAACAAGTTCTGGCAGCTCTGTGATCTTTCTCTGAGTGAAGATGGTACTGAGCGTGAGATCACTGCTGGTTGGTATGCAACAGAAGATGGACACACGACTTCTGTCGCACACTGGTTGGAAGAAGATGACTTCCGCAAGAATGGTGGAGTGATGAATCACGAAACCGTCGAATCCATTCAGAAGCGCAGAAAGCCTTTCACAGTTGATTACACTGGCTTTGGTTGGGTGCTGATTAAGAAAGGTGTGTTCGAGAATCTCGAATATCCTTGGTTTGCTCCTAAGATGCAAGTCTTTGAATCGGGCAATGTACAGGATATGTGCGGTGAGGATGTTTCATTCTGTCTGGATGCAAAGGATGCAGGTTTTGAAATCTGGTGCGATCCTCGTATTAGAGTCGGACATGAAAAAACTCGCATTATCTGATGAACTATAACGTACTCTACAAAGGACGTAAAATTTATATGAATCTCACTGCAGAAGAATGTAGTGAGATTCTTCAAGACTTCTCAGAGCGTTTTTACTCGGGAGAAGATATTAATCCAAATGATTTAGAACTGGAGGAAATTTATGGCTAAAGGTGGAAGCAGTAAGGTTATTTTTCAACCTGGAGCACCAAAGAAAACTCGTCAGGGACGCTCGGCTCGTACATTACTCAGTGCGACCTCTCGTAATGGTAAAAAGAAAAGATATCGTGGACAGGGTAAATAGTTGTAACGGCATGTAGCAATACATGCTTTTTTAATGGGAATTTTATGGCATATCTGAATCACAACCTTCCAACGATTACGTGTTATATTCGTAATGAATTTTTGTACAATCATAAAAAAGGCCATGGAGAGGTTACTTTATGTGATGTACACTCCGTAGCGTCCTTAGAGAAGCATGTGCCCCTCTTTGAGGCGTTTCTAGAGAATGGGGTCAACTGGACACGTAGACCAATTCATGCATTCTGTTGGAAACCCGATGCACCAGTTCCTCAACTAGAGGAGTGTATGTGGTGGGATTGCTTTTCTCCTTATATTGATGTTCAAGTTCGTTCAAGATTGGCTAACTTACGTGCTGAACTGATTAATTATCGCGGAGAAAAGAATGAAGGGACCTATTTGTTCACTCTTGATTGGTCATGGGAGTCAAAATCTACTTTGAATACTAATTTTAGTGAGACTCCAGAGCATAAATGTGCTCATTTTTTCAAGATGGATAATGGAAATTTCTATGCATACCCAAATAATAAGATTTTGTGGTACGATGACGCATGGACTCGTAATAGAATTACCAAAAATCCAGGGTATGAGATCGATTTAACCGAATATTCTGTCGAAAATCGTCGTAAAATTGAGACATCAGACGATTTTATGTACGAAATCACGAAAATTCGGGATAGCAACCCCGTAAAAAGTTCTGATTTAGCAAATCAGGAGCAAAACCATGACCAAACAAGTCGATAAAGACGAAAATTTTATGAAAAATGAGTGGGGAACTCAGTATTTGGCAAGTGAATATGGTTGGGATTCAAAAGTAGAGAAGCAAAAAATGCTTCGTGAGATCGCAAATGACGAATTAACACCCAAAAAACACGATTTTTATCATCAAAGTGAACTTCACGCAAAAATTCGCAATGATGAGGACTATGATGACTGGGAATATGGAACAGAACCCATCTATGAGTCCAAAAATTCATAATAAATAAGACAGAATTATCATATCTAATGCCACTCGAAAGGGTAAGTCAGGGTTTTAAAGATATTAGTATGTCATTTCAGGTTAGTCCCCTGAATAGTGACCTGATTGCCCTTAAAAATGAAACTGCAATCTCTCGTTCTATTCGTAATATCGTGTTTACAGTGCCTGGAGAGAAGTTTTTTAATGAAAGTTTTGGTTCTAGAATCTCTCAAAGCCTATTTGAAAACATTGATGAAATCTCCGCATCAACAATTGCTGATGAAATTCGAAATTCAATTAATAACTATGAACCAAGAGTTCAGTTACTCAGTGTAGATGTTTATCCAGACTATGATAACAATTCTTTTGATGCGGTAATCGTCTATAACATTATTGGAGCAGATGTTCCTGCTCAACAGTTACAATTTGTATTGCAACCTACAAGGTAAATGCCACTAGTAAACTTTACCAATCTGGACTTCGACCAGATTAAGACAACACTTAGGGATTATCTTAAGTCAAACTCAAACTTCACTGATTATGACTTTGAAGGGTCTAACCTTTCAACGATTCTTGATGTTCTGGCATACAATACCTACATCACTTCATACAATGCGAATATGATCGCAAATGAAGTGTTTATTGATAGCGCAACTTTAAGAGAGAATGTAGTTGCACTTGCAAGAAATATTGGATATGTACCGAGATCAAGAAAAGCAGCAAGAGCAACAATAAGTTTTTTCGTAGATTGTTCAAATATAACCCCAGCTCCAGTTTCCTTAACTCTTAAGAAAGGTCCTGTTGCAAGTACATCTGGTACGTTTGGTAATCAGTCATTTGTTTTTTCAATTTTAGAAGATATTACAGTTCCAGTTTATGATAATATCGCAGAATTCAATGATATTGAAATTTATGAGGGAATATTACTAACTTCTAACTTTACATATACGGATCGAAATCCAAATCAAAGATTTATATTACCAAATTCTGGAATTGATACTAATTTAATTTCTACAATTGTAAAAAATAATCAACAATCATCAGTTTCTGTAAAATATAATCAACAAGACAGTCTTTTTGAAATTAATAAAGAGTCTGAAATTTATTTCTTACAAGAAATTGAAGATGAAAGATATGAATTAATTTTTGGTGACGATGTTTTTGGTAAAAAACTTCAGGAAGGTAATTATATTGAGGTTTCATATATTACAACGAATGGTGACTCTGCAAATGGCATCAATCAGTTCACATATTCTGGTCGTTTAGTTTATACAAGAAATTCTACCGAATACACAGTAACTTCAGGTGTTTCTCTATTAACCACAGGACTGACAGCATCTGGTGGAGAAAGTATAGAGTCCGTAGAGTCAATTAAAAAGTATGCGCCAAGAATTTACTCCTCTCAAAATAGAGCAGTCACTGCAAATGACTACGAAACTTTGATACCTGCCAAAATTTATCCAGAAACTGAATCAATATCAGTTTTTGGTGGAGAAGAATTGATTCCTCCTCAGTATGGTAAGGTTTTTATCAGCATCAAACCAAGAAGTGGTGATTTTCTTTCGAATTTAGTCAAAGAAAATATTAAATTAAAACTTAAAAAATATTCTGTTGCTGGAATTGTTCCAGAAATTCTAGATCTTAAGTATCTGTACATTGAAACAGACTCAAAAGTTTATTACAACACAAATCTTGCTCCAAGTGCATCTTATGTCTCAAGTGTTGTTCAATCGAACGCAACAAAGTACTCAGAATCAACTGAATTAAATAAGTATGGAGCCAGATTTAAATATAGCAAATTCTTGAAAATCATTGACGATAGTCACGAATCAGTAACTTCAAATATTACAAAAATACAAATTAGAAGAGATCTTAGAGCCTCATTGAACAGTTTTGCAGAATACTCTATTGGATTTGGAAACGAATTTCATATCAATAGTATGAGTGGATATAATATTAAGTCCACTGCCTTTAGAGTAAGTGGAATTTCTCAAGATGTTTATCTCTCTGATGTTCCAAATACAGATAGAGTGACTGGTTCAATCTTCTTCTTCAATGTACCAAATTCATCATCAACCACCCCGACAATTTTAAGAAGGAACGCAGGAGTAATTAATTATAAATCTGGAATCATTACTCTCAACCCAGTTATCATTACCTCAGCAAAACAAAAGAATGGTCAACCAATAATTGAAATATCCGCAACACCAAAGTCAAATGACGTTATTGGATTACAGGATTTATATTTGCAACTAGATATTAGTAAGAGTAATTTTGAAATGATTGTTGATGAAATTTCCTCTGGATTAGATCCATCAGCGTCAAATTACATTGTATCATCAAGTTACACTAACGGGAATTTAGTAAGATTATAATCAAATGACAGAAAAAAGAGTTCAGTTTAGCAACATTGTCCAAAATCAACTTCCTGCGTATGTTAGGGAGGAATTTCCGTTAATATCTGAATTTTTATCTCAATATTATATCTCACAAGAGTTTCAAGGTGCTCCTGTTGATCTTATTCAAAATATAGATCAGTATATAAAAGTTGATGAACTTGCAAATACAATAGATTCCCTATATCTTCTATCAAATATCTCTGATATTGATACGACAATTACGGTAGATGTTGGAAAAAACCCAGAAGGAACTTTAAATTTTCCTGATTCTTATGGACTTCTTCAAATTGACGATGAAATTATCACATATACTGGAAAAACTACAAATTCATTCACTGGTTGTATAAGAGGATTTAGTGGAATTACCTCATATACAACTCAAAATGCTCCTGACCAATTAACCTTTAAGTCATCAGAGTCTTCTTCACATAACTCTGGAGTGAAGATTGTAAACCTAAGCTCTTTATTCTTAAAGCAATTTCTATCTAAGATAAAATATCAACTTTCTCCTGGATTTGAAGATAGGACTTTATATTCTGGATTAGATCAATCAATCTTTCTGAAGCAAATCAAAGATTTTTATCAGAGCAAAGGAACTGATGAATCTTTTATCATTTTATTCAAGGTTTTATATGGGAAAGATGTTAAAATTATAAAACCAAAAGAAAATCTGTTCAGGCCATCTGACGCTCAGTATAGATTAACCAATGATTTAGTAGTAGAAAGCATTTCTGGAGACCCATCCGATTTAACTAATCAGACATTATATCAAAATGCATACGGAAACATTACATATGCTCGCAGTCCAATTACATATGTTGAAAGAATAGTTTCTGGAGTTGGAAATACTTATTATAAGTTAAGTTTAGACTCTGGATATGATAGAGATGTCATTGCTAATGGTGCAACTGTAGGAAAATTCACAGTTCATCCACAAACAAAAATAGTTGGACCAGTATCCGTGGGGGTAACTGTTTTTGACGTAGACTCTACTGTTGGATTTTCTTCGAGTGGGGAACTTTTAGTAAGATATGGCGATAATACTACTGGAGTCGTTACTTATACATCAAAATCTTTAACCCAGTTTTTTGGTTGCTCTGGAGCATCTAAAACTATTTTAGATGGAGCAATAGTTGGTATTAATACATATGCAAATGCATATAAACCAGATGGTTCTTTGGTAAAATTAAGAATTACCTCTGTTTTAAATTCTACAGAAATTCTTGGAGATACTCGTTATCACCTAAAAGATGATACTTCAGTAATAAGAACTTTAGGGATCAATATTGAAGACATTCCTTCCAAAAATTGGTTCTTCAATATTCCAATTTCTTATAAAGTAAAGTCCATTTCTTCTCGTGGCACAAATGATACCTATGATGTAACAACAGATAAGAAGAATATTTTAAAAATTGGTGATAAAGTTGATGTCATTTCAAGTGCTGGTATTAAAAAGACTTCAACTGTTGTTGATTTAATCTCTGACACTACATTTACAATCAAAGGTCAAGGATCTCTTTCCTTATCCGAGACTTACGTTATCAAAAAAGTGCTACTTAAAGTAAATTCTACTTTTTTCCCAGGTGCATCTACTTTAAATTCAAACGTACAAAATGTATATAAACTAAATCAAAAAACTTTAGTTTCTTCACCTTCGATTCCAAGTTATTATAATCAAACTTTAAACACTACTAATAGATCAGTAACATTTTCTGGATCGTTTTCTGGCGACACATTTACAATAACACCAAACTCAGATCATGGATTCTATACAGGAGATTCAGTTTATTATACTCCTGGATCCTCCACAAATCCTTTATTTGCTGAAGGAATATATTTTGTTGAGAGAGTGGATTCAAATAGAATTAGATTATCAAAAAGTAGATCAAATATTTTTAATAATATATTTGTTTCAGTTTTCAGTGCAACAACAGTATCCAATGACAAAATTGAATCCTATGATTTGAAATCAAAAACTCTAGAAACTCAAAAAATTCTTAGAGAAATTGATGCTCCAATTGATGATGGAAATGTTTATAAAACAAATCCAGGATTCACTGGAGTCTTAATCAACGGTGTAGAAATATTAAACTATAAAGCAAATGAATCAATCTATTATGGAGAGTTGGAGGGAGTAGATGTAATTGCACCAGGTTTAAACTATGACGTTATTAACCCACCAGTTCTAAGTATTACAGACTCTGTGGGCACAGGTGCAACTGGTTTCTGTGCAGTTAGCGGATCTTTGCAAGAGATTAGAATTGTTGATCCCGGATTTGATTATCTAGATACACCAATAATCAAAATCACTGGTGGTAATGGTGTTGGTGCGAAAGCATATGCCAATATGAAGTTGATTAGTCATGAGTCAGTGTTTAACTCGCAAGGAAATGCTGAACTTGTTGGTATTGGTAGTGCAACATCAACTATTGGATTCACCACATATCATAAGTTTAGAAATGGTGAGAGAATAATTTATAAAACAGATAGTCAAAGAGGTGTTGGTGGATTATCAACTGATTCTTCATATTTTGTTTCTGTAAAAGACAATTTTACAGTCAAACTCCATAACACATTAAGTGATGCAATATCTGGAATTAACACTATCGTTTTATCATCATATGGTATAGGTAATCATAAACTACAATCTTATAATCAAAAGTCTGTACTCGAATCAATTAATATCGAAAATCCTGGTTCAGGATATGAGAATAAAAAGAGAACAATTACACACTTAGGAATTAATACATCATTATCTCAAATTGATATCAAATCTCACGACTACAAATCAGGAGAGACTGTAGTTTACACTACAGACTTTACTCCTATTGGTGGCCTTTCAACAAACACTAGCTACATTGTAACCAAAGTTAGTGATGATGCATTTAAGTTATCTACAGTTGGTGTTGGAACTAACTATGATTTCTATTACAAAACAAAACAATATGTTGAACTAACGTCTGCAGGTCTTGGTACACATACATTCAACTATCCAGAAATAAAAGTAGAACTTATTGGTAATGTTGGAATATCTTCGATTGGTACAAAAACATTTGATGCCATCGTTCAACCTATTTTTAGAGGTCAAATTACTTCAGTTCATCTAACCTCAAAGGGTGTTGGATATGGATCATCTGAAATTATTAATTTCTATAGACAACCATCTTTTACATTAAAGTCCGGTAAGTCAGCACAATTAAACCCAATAGTGTCAACAGATGGAAAACTTATAGAAGTTTTAGTTGATAGTGTCGGATCAGAATACAATTCTCCACCAACTTTAACTGTTATTGGAACTGGATCTGGTGCGGTAATTACACCAGTTATCATAAATGGACAATTAACATCGGTTAAAGTAATTGAAAGTGGATCAGGATATGATCAAGGATCAACTTCCATTACTGTCACTCCCGCTGGGTCTTCTGCGGAGTTTAGCGCAAAGATTCAATCTTGGACTGTCAACTTATATAAAAAATATTATTCATCAATAACCTCAGATGACGGTTTTATTGTAAGTGGATTAAATGAAAAGTTTGGTCTTCAGTATTCTCACATCTATGCGCCAAGAAAGTTAAGAGAAATTATCCAATCTGTAGACCAGAGTGGTAATAAAGTTTATGGTAAAACTGATTTATCAAAAGAAAATAATGTTGAAGCAAATTCAACAAGTCATTCACCAATTATTGGATGGGCATATGATGGAAATCCAATTTATGGCCCATATGGATATGTTACGAAGACAGGTGGTATCGTTACTCAATTAAGATCTTCTTATATTTTAGAGAACAAACCAAATAGACCATCATCCACATTATTTGAATCTGGATTCTTTGTGGAAGACTTTACTTATTATAAAAAGTCTGATGATATATTTCTTGATGAAAAGAATGGAAGATTCTGTGTAACACCAGAATATCCAAAAGGGGTTTATGCATATTTTGCCACTTTTGAGTCCTCTGCAGATAGTGGAGGCAAATTTGCGGGATACAAACAACCAAAGTTCCCATATTTAATTGGCAATTCATTTAAATCAAAACCAAACGAATTCAATTTTTCGAAGAATTCAAACCAAGATGATCTTGATTTGAATCAAACTAACTGGGTTAGAAATACTTATTTCTACAATTTGATAAATGATGAAGCATCATATTCATACATCACTGTTCCTAACAAATTAAATCAAACTGTAGACGTTAAGTTTGCAACTCCTGGTGTAGTAGAGTCTGTAGGTATTGTAACTGGCGGACAAAACTACAGAGTCAATGATTCTATAATATTTGATAATACAGACACTAAAGGTGATAGTGCAAGTGCTAGAGTTTCTAAACTTCAAGGAAAGGCAGTATCATCAGTCAGTGTTGCAACTAGTTCTATTTCTGGTGTGGAAATATATCCAAGCGAAACAAAAGGTGATTACATTATTTTTGCGGAAAATCCACACAACTTTAAAAATTATGATAGAATTTCAGTATCTGGTTTAAATACGACTTCATCACTGCTTGAAGGATTTTATCAGATAGGCATATCCACTAATACTCTTACTCTTTCTGGTATTGGAACTACTTTAGGAACAGTTACTACTGGTATAGGAAGCACTGGAGTAACTGGTATTATAACTTATATTAATGTTAATGGTAACTTAACTTACCCAAGTATAAGAGAAAATGATATTTTAACAATAGAAAATGAAAAAGTAAAGGTTCTTAATGTCGATAGATTAAACTCTAGAATTCGTGTTATTAGGTCATACCAAGGAACAACTGGTGCAGCTCATACCGCATCAACATTAGTTAAAGAATCCCCAAGAAAACTTACTGTTAATGCAGGTTATAGAACTTCTTATGACTATAGAATAAACAAACAGATATACTTTAATCCTGCAGATTCTGTTGGATTAGGAACTGTTTCTGGAGTTGGTATCGGTACTACAATTACATTCAGCAATTCTGGAGCGGGAATAACACAAATATTCATTCCAACAAAATCAATTTATATTCCAGGTCACGGACTAGAAACAGGTGATCTTGTTACTTATTCAAACAATGGTGGATCTTCACTTGTAGTTTCTTCCACTGGAATTGGAACTACTTCACTATCCGATCAATCAAGCGTATATATTGCAAAAATTTCAGATGATTTGATT